ATGCTCACCGATTCAAAAATCAAATCACTAAAACCCAAAGATAAACTCTATAAAGTTGCTGATCGTGACGGGCTTTATGTATCAGTAACCCCCGCAGGGACTATCACTTTTCGTTACGACTACAGGATCAACGGTAGGCGCGAAACTTTAACTATCGGCAAATACGGCGCCGACGGAATAAATCTCGCAGAAGCGCGCGAAAAATTAATGATCGCAAGGAAGCAGGTCAGTGAAGGAATTTCTCCCGCCGGTGAAAAGCGTAACCAAAAACACCTTATCCGCAATGCAGATCGCTTTTCTGCTTTCGCTGAAAAATACCTTGATGAGGTGCAACTGGCAGAAAGTACAAAAGCCCTACGCGCGGCCACTTATGAACGAGATATTAAAGGTACGTTTGGGAATCGCTTAATGACCGAAATCACTACGGATGAAATCCGCCGCCATTGCAATAAAATTAAAGATCGCGGTGCGCCTTCCACGGCCATTTTCGTTCGTGATCTAATCGCGAATATCTACCGATACGCGATTCAGCGCGGCCATAAACTGACAAATCCGGCCGACGAAATCGCAAATTCATCTATTGCAACGTTCAAAAAGCGCGAACGCGTTCTAACCCCGAGAGAGATAAAACTCTTCTTCAGTACGCTTGAAAATACGCAATCCGATTTTGCGCTGAAAAAAGCAGTCAAATTTATCCTGCTAACGCTTGTGCGAAAAGGGGAACTCATTAATGCAACTTGGGACGAGGTGGATTTTAAAAATAAGGTGTGGACGATTCCGGCAGACCGAATGAAAGCAAAACGGGCGCACAACGTCTATTTGTCAGAACAGGCATTAGACATCATCGTCGCATTTCAAATTTATTCGGAAGGTTCGCCGTATCTGTTGCCGGGAAGAATAAATCGTGGTCAGCCAATCGCGAATAGCTCGCTTAATCGAGTTATAGCAAACTGTATCAACATCATCAACAAAGATGAAAATCGCATTGATGATTTCACTGTTCATGATTTACGCCGCACAGGATCTACCCTGCTGCACGAAATGGGTTTTAACAGTGATTGGATTGAGAAAAGCCTGGCACATGAACAACAAGGTGTACGTGCTGTTTACAACAAAGCGGAATATGCCGAACAGCGTAAAGAGATGATGCAACGGTGGGCGGATCAGGTGGACGAATGGATAAATGGCTAACCTATGATAAGGAAGAAACGGCGGATTCCCCGCCGTTTTGTTTATGCTATTGAAAATCTTCGGTGTATTGTCGGCGGTAAACCTCACTAAAATACGCTTCTTTGCAGTGGTTACGGTCAAAGAACACCCCGTTAATCACGCGGTAAAGTACGCGCCAACGCTTACGCGGATACTCGGTTAGAGCTGCGCGACGATAGGTGCGGCTTGATAATGTCTCATCTGCTGCGCCGCCAATCAGCGCGTTGAATAACTGATCGATTGCCACGACTACATGATAGCCCCATGTTTTCACAGTTTTTGCCATTGGTTAATCTCCTGTTCAATTTTATCCAATTGTTCCATTGTTTCGGCTTGCTCAATATGCTTTTCAAAGCCTTGTTTAATTGCAAAGAGTTTACCCATGATGATCGCGAACAGGTCCGCTTTTTCGATAACCTTTTTTTTCAAGTCATCAATTGAGCTTAAATCATCGCGCCCTTCGAAAATTTCCGTCAAAAGCATGGTCGGCAATTCGTCTCGCGCTTCACGTTCTTGTCGATAAAAACTGTCAATTTCTGCCTGTGAATAGCCGATTAGATACTGCGCTTTGAAATTATCGGTTTTGTCGGCGATGGTTTTGAGCAAATTCGTTTTTCGTTGTTGCAAAAGTGCGGTTAGTTTTTCGGGTGAAATTATCCATTTGCCGTCTTTTAACTCGTGCGCGGGGCTTGGTTGTGGTTCAACTAAAATTGGCTTGCCTGTGTTATCAGCAATAATTTGTTTTCCTGTAGCTTGACCATCAAGTAAAGTGCGGTAGGTTTGTTCGGTGATTTCTACTGCACCTTGCGGTACATAGCCGCCATTTTCATCGTTATAGAAACCATTTTTATAGTAGATTGCCATTACTTCCATCTCCCGATTGCTAAGAATTGGATTTTTACGTTACCTTGGTCAGGAGTTCCAACTTCCCATTCAAAATAATAACACGTTGTGTTTGTTGATTTTTTTAGTATATTTACACCGCATGAATGATTCCCGTTATACGACGTTTGGATTTTTTCAAAGATCAGCGGGCTTCCTACAAATGCTTGTGCCCAGTTAAATGATTTCTCCACCCAGTCTTTTAAATCATACTGTTCTATAAAATACGTTTGTATCATCGTCCCGTCTGGATACCGGCGAATCTCAAAATTACCGATTTTTTGATATGCGAAATCACTTAATTGTGCAGCTGTATTTAGTGATTTACCACCAGCGGTTTTAACATCATTCGCCGCAATAAAATCGCCGTTATGTTCAAAAGCCCAATATCTATTTGAGCCATTATCTTCCGCCATGTGGATAATGCCTTTACCGAATCCATCGCCTTCACCCTGTTTTGTTGTGTAGCCGAATGAGAATGCGGTTCCGTATTTCCCTGCTTTGCGAAATCTACCTTTAACCAGCGGGAAATAAGTATTTTTTCTGTCGGTTTCAGCTTCTTCAACCATAAACGGTGCGCCGCTTGTGTATTGTTGATTGTAATCACCAAAGCCAAACTGTTTTGAAGCAATGCCAACTGTGCGCAATATGCCCGTTAGTGTGTCGCCAAGTTTGCTAACCCATCTATTTGCCGCGTAAATAACATCATTCGTTGATTTTCTTATAACAACTAAGTTTCCGTCGGTTTGAAATACAAACTTATAATCGCCAATAGTAAGTTCTTTACTATTGCTATTATTTAGCGGCAAAGCAGCGTCTGCGGTTTTCTGTGCATTATCTGCTGCGGTTTTCGCTTCCACGCCTTTGTCATAAGCCGTTTTAACCGCTTTTGATGTCGCTACAGTATCAGACGAGTTACTATTCACAGCATCAGATTTTTTGCTGTTCGGAATAACATTACCCAGAGTTCTTGTATTTGAATCAATAAGTTGTTTTAGTAAAAATGCAGTTTTAGGCGTTAATGCTAAATCCTCGCGCTGACTGTCGTAACCGGTATAAAGTTGAGTTAAGCCGTATTGGGTTAATGTCGCACGGGCAATTTCGGTTAGCGTAAAACCCCAACGCACCCAATATTGCGAATTAGCTTCATTTGGTTGGTTGTTTTTGCTTGCTTTTAGTGCGCGATAGCTTAAGCCGTCAAACTGTACACAAGAACCTTTAGTGTAGTCTTGTGTAGCAGACCATTCCGGCAAACCGCGCTGCATTAAATAGGCGTGTTTTTCGTCCAGGCGTTTAAACAAAAAGTTAAACCACTCCATAGGCGGAATACCTTGCGTTTGATCGAATGTGATTCCCCACCCACGCAACAAATCGGGGAAATTATCCACTTCGCCCTGTTTTGCTGATGAAGCAAAAATGCTTTCGTCCGGTTTATTCACTAATGCCATAAATGACCTCTATACTAAGCTGAAAAGATATTGCACGCCTGCTTGGCGCGGTAAAATATCAAGATGATTGATTGCAAATTTTTTGAAATCGGATATGTTTTGGTTTGATACTGATACTGATACTGTCATGTCATAGTTATCGATGACCCGGCAGCCGTCTCCAAAAATAAACCGGCACGCCTCAATGATATTTGGTAGCGTGCTGGTCTGGTAATTTTTCAAAATTCGGCATTTGATCAGAAATCGATAATCCTCATCGGATAATCGCACCGAATCAGCCAATGGATCTCGCTTTCTGTACCATTGCCCACCGCCGACACGTTTTTGACTAAATCCGAGTGCGAGTGGTGAACCTCGAAAGCCGAAAAACTTACGCAGTTGATACCCGTTAATGATTCTCCCCTGCCCTACGTGCTTCCCGACAAGATCTAACTGATGACCTGTTGCCGTTTCAATATTTAACACGTCTTGCAACTGATACAGGTCAACAAAGCCTTTGGCGATAATGTTTTCTATCAGCTTGATAGTGGCAATGGCTTTCGGCTTGTTGCGATATTGCCAAATCAATAAATCAGCATAAGCCATTATTCCACCTCGATAGTAATATCGGATGCTAAAATACGAGCCAGCTCACGTGGCTGAACAATCACATTTTCTGCTTTTAATGCCTGCCCTTTGCGTCCAATTTTTAGTTCTTCTACCCAGAATCCGCCCACCTGGTTAATTGGCGAATAAAGACGGGATAACGATAAATTCTGACCGATTTCAAACTTTTGGATAGATAATAATCGCTTAATTTCGTCTTTATCCACTTCGGTAAAATCTTCATACCGCACACAACGCATAGACACCTGCACATCAACCGGCGCAACGCGATCAAAGCGTAATGTGCGACGCTCATTATTTATGGTCAAAGTCGTTTCTGTGCCACCTTGCAACCCTACGCCGGCGCCCTTGTTTTCGTAAATCACTTGCGCGATCTGATTATCTGCGCCACCGTCAACAATAACGTTTAAAGAATGTGGCTCAACGCCGTTTTTGTCCCGTTGTTTGGTGTTGTTCTCTAACACTTTCACCTGTTTAACATCAGGCAAGGCGGCAATTTTGGATTGGATAGCGTCCGCCGAATTTTGCGCATTCTTGGTTCGACTAATGAAAAAACGTTCTCGTAATTGCTGATCGGTTTCTTCTTCCACGCCGATTTCCGCATTTTCAAGCGTTGTGGCCGCGTTAAGCCCAAGAGTCACAGTCTCAATCGTCAAATTTGTGTTCTTGGCAAGATTAAATGCGCCCAGTTCTTCACTGCGAAAATCCGCACGTGCGGAACCGTTACTGTCTAACTGCACATTTGCATTCAGTACCCACCGCACTTTATGAGGGTCTGAAACGACAATACCGGCATAAAGCTGTGTTAAGGGTTCACCGGTTAAAACTACCGAGCGCAGATAGCTGTAACTTGCCGCTCGCCGCATTAAACCCGCATAGGCGACGCGCTGTTCAAGCCATGCACCCGTTGCCACATCAGGATCTAATTGGCGATAGATATTTTCCGCCAGTTCTTCAATATCCATCTTAATTTGCGATAATAAGCCGACCATCTGTCCGTCCGGTGTATCGGGCGAAAGGTCAATATTTTGTCCGTAAATTTGCCGAAAGCCTTCTTCAAAGCGTGTAATAATGTCGTTTAATCGCTCAATCTGGATGCCGGTTTCAATCAGCGTCGCCATTATAATTCCCTCATAAAAAAAGACCGCACTTTAAGCTGTATAGCGTGCGGTCTGTTGTTGCCCGTAAATGTCTTGATAGTCAATTGAGATTGTCAGCTTGCGCGAATCGGGTTCAAAATCTGCCTGATAATCGGTGATTTTTGACACGCCTTCCGTTTCTAATACATGACGCTTAATTTTGATTTCCCAATCAGCCAGATTGACACCGCGCCCCATTTGCTCAAGCCACGGTAAACCATGTTCCAAATCCAAAAACCAGTCATTGGCAAATGACCAAAGGCGGGTTTGTACATTCTGCGCGATAGCTTCAGATTCGGTGGCGTAGTTCGAAAAGCCTTGCCCAAACGTCCAATCGTGATTTTTATCCAGCCGTCTTACTCTTGTTGTCATTGTGGTGTTCCTGTTGTTCCGCCGCTGTCCCCCCGGTGAGTATGTGACTTGCCGGAAATACCCGCCGCTTTTACGTCGGTATCGCTACTAATTGCACCCGTAGAATGTAATTCGCCTTTTTGTTTTGTGTTGCCGTCATGCTCAATATCGCCTTTAATCTTGATTGATCCGTTCACAATACGAATATACGTGCCACCGTCGAGGGTTTGCATGGATAAGCCACCGGTAAAAAAGCCATTAAGCGCTTTCGGCACCGAACAGACGCCCGGGATAAACATAGCATCAGACAAATCATGCAACCGAAAATCTAGTGGCAACGACGCACCTCCGCTATGCCACCATCCGTCAATACAACGTTCGGAGAAAATAGCAATGCCTTCATCACCCGCCTGTAGCGGAAATGTCACAGCAAAGCCCCCTCCGCGCGGAAAACTCACTGGCACATCAACCAACGGGGGGATGTCGGCGCCGCTTCCGTCTGCAAGTTGCATTTTAATTTGTACCGCAAGCGTAACCGTCTGTTTTGCAGGATCGAAGCTGACCACTTTAGCCGGCAAAGCGGTGTGTAAGTTAAGCCGATCTTGCTGGATTTGCTGATCTGTCGCCGTTTCTGGGGTTGCTAAGGATTGGTCATAATTCATTTTTTATCCTTTTTACCGTCTTTCTTCGGTTTTTCCACTTTTTTGAACTTGCCGCCAATCACGGTGAGTTTGCTTTGCCAATCTCCGCCAATACCATCTCCACTGTGCGCCAGCTTCACGATTTTATATTCGCCGTTGAAATACTCTAAGATTGATTCCACCTGGACTAACCCACCTATTTGCAATGCAGGATTAAGCAAACAGGTTAATTCAAGCCCATCATCGGTTTGCTCCGGTGCGTTAATCATGCCCGTTTCCTGCGACAACAAAACGGCGTCATCACTCAACACCTTGTCTTTCGGCAAGAAAACCAAAGAACCGTCCTGAATAGACCAATTCGCCCCATTGTTACGCGCGATCTTGGTGAGAATATCCCGGCTGTTGCCGTTTAATACACGCCCGCGAGGAAGTTTACGTTGATTCGGAATGTCTATTGCGCCCGTCTGCACTTTTGGCATGGTTTTCTGTAATTCCTGAACAATTTGCTCATCTGTTGCACCCGCTTTAAGTGTCGTTGTTGCCCGCGATTTCGTATAGGCTTGATGTCCGTCCGCACATTCGAGCGTTAACACGAAATCCAAGCCCTGACGTAATACGCGCGCTTTTGTAATATCACCGGAATAAATCTGGCGCAATTCGCCATAACCAACCGATAAAGTAGCTTTTTGAAACGCACCACTTAAAAGTTGATTAAGGTGATCTCGATTTAAATTCCAGACTTGGATTTTTGCCGGGTTTGGCTTCTCGTTGATAGTCTTATCAATTTCAAATGCCACACGCAATTGTTCGATACTCAACGTTTCCTGATCGTTACTTATGTCAAGTTTCCATCGTCGCCCGAATTGCTTCATGCATCCCCCTTAAAACTATTTTATAACTTCAATCAAAACATTAGCTAACGGTGTGATACATAAAGCAAACAATCCAAGGGCAACAATAACAATAGAAAACGCGATTGCACCGCGCATAATAGGACTTGCATTTGTTTCCATTTCTAACCCCTCTTTTAAGTGGATTTTTAACTTAGTTTTGCTATACTTACTCAAAATTTGTTCCTTCTTTATTGGGAAAGTTGGAATGAAAAACCCCGATAGTTACCAGCTATCGGGGTTTGTTTTATTCTAAAGTGCGGTCGTTTTTACGATGACTTTTCACCTATATACAAAAAACAACGAGTGCCTAAATCCGATATTTCCATCGGATCTAACTCCGCACCGCTTTCATCTTCAAGGAAGAAAAAATAAGGCTGCGTACTGCGGACAAGTAAAGGAACGCCGCAAGCAAGCGCTTGACCTGTGCAAATTTGTTTTTGATTCACCGGCTCAAATACATCCATTGCCCAAAAACGCCCCACACTGTTAAATCGAAGCGTGAGGCGAATCTTGGTGCCATTAAATTCGAACGTTTGTTCTTGGTGGGGGGATTGGGTTACGGGAATTTGTTTCATTGCGACACTCCTAAACCACGCTTAATCTTACCTGCTATATTTCCACCTAAGTTATAAAGTGCGGTCGTTTTTTTCGGCTCTTTTGCAACAGGCTGTGTATTGCCTTGTTGTGTTTTCGACGCAGATTGCGAACCCGCCCGACCACTTTTCTTATTGCCTGCCGTCGTAGTCTTCCCGCTTTTCGTTGTAGCGGTGTTTACCACAAAAATTTCTCGCGCGGTGATCGTGAATGTGGCGCTGCCATCTTGCGCCTGTGAAACTGCCACAGATTGGATTAGCATATCTTTGTACAAGTGGATGCCGGTCTGAATATCGATGGTTTCGCCCGATTTCTGACAAGCGACTAAATCCGCGTAGCACTTCTGCACCCGACTGTCACCCAATGAGCTATCCAACAAATCAAGAACCGCAGAATCAGGTAGCCACGGTGCAAGTTTCCGCACTTTATTCACTACATCAAGACTTGTGCGAACCGCTGTAGCGACCATGCTAACCGCACGCCCGACTTTAGCAATGGTTTGAGCAGTCTGCGTAACTACTTTACAGGGCAGAGGGAAATTGTTTAGAAAGTCCACGCCACCCCGTATATCACCGATATACGGGAGGTCTAAACCAAAAGTATTATGGTCATGATCGACCATAACGCCGTTTATCGTCACCTGTTTCGGCTGAATCACTGCGTGATCGGCAATTGCAGCTCCTGATTCAATGGGGTTTTCGGTAATGGAGAGATCGGATTGATGATCTTCACTCGTGACCACATCAAACTTAATAGTTCCAATTGACCGGTTAGAGACCTGTGCAAAATTAAACATTGATTACCCCACAATAGGCGAAAGTTGATTACTAATTGCACGAGCAGACTGATCCGCAACGATCTTAGGATTGTCCGCGCCTTGAATGTTTTGCGTGATGGTGATCTTGTTATTACTGTTTTTGATACTGTTATCCGCGTTTGATGTCCCCTGCCCCAATCCGGCGGCTGCCGCTTGCGGGGCTGTCGCATAGTAATTCGGGTCAAACATCATTGCGTCATAGGCTTTTGTGTTCTCACTCACTTTGCCAGTTCCGCTAGAACCAAACCAATCTCTCACCGTATCAACAATCGGACCAATGTATTCATCGTAATAACCCTTTACCCAATCGAAGGCTGACTGGAACGGTTTTTTAATCCAATCGGTGACTTTAGCGAAGCCCTTTTCAATCACGTCAAGATCTAACTGTTCACCAGTGAATAAATTCCACAAACCAACCACTAATGCCAAGCCGAGCTTAAAAGGCAGCTCAATCATATTGGTAACCAGTGATAATGTTGAACCAATCGGATCTACAGTGAAATTATCGACAAAGTTTTGCCATGTGGTTTTTACCCACAAAAGCGCGGATTTAAAAGGTTTCCAAAACTCACCCAAGGCTGTTTCATTACCCTCTAAATATCCAATAAAATCATCAACCAACAAAAAGACGGCTGAAATCGCTGCCAAAACAAGCGTAATCGGATTGGTCGCAAAGGCTAAAATCATACGACGACTTAACCAAAGCAACGCCGCGCCCAAGGTATAAATGACAGTGCGCCAGCCAATGGTATTTGATACCACATTATCAATCGCTCCGGCTAACTCAAACAAGAATGAAAACACTCTTCCGAAGCCGTTCAAAATGGCTTTAATCAGATCATTGTTTTCTGAAAACCATTTTGTAAAGCGCTCAATAATACGAGAAATCGCCGGCGCAATACGTAACGACAAGTATTCTCCCATTGCCGTGAAAACTTGCGTGAGCTGCGTCATATTGTCTTTAAATGCCGCTGCCGTTTCCGCGTTTTCCGCATTGCCAACACCGAGCGTTAACTTGTCAGCAAGTTCGATTTGCTCGCGAAGTTCATCATTACCAAGACGCAAAAGCTGGATCATTGAACCATCAATGCCCAACTTGGCGAGCATCGCAATTTGCTCCTGCTCGCCCATCTTTTTCATCTTATCGGAGATTTCACCAAGCATTTCACTTGACGTTTTCACATCGCCGTTGGCTTTTTTCGCGCTTAATCCGTATTGCTCAAAAGACTTGGCACCACGCCCAATTCCCGCTGCAGCTTCACCGATAGTGCGTGATAACCCTTCAATGGACGCCTGGGCCGCCTGTGAAGACGATCCGTTAACTTCGGCGACTTTACCAAGTTTGTAGATCTGATCTGCCGCTTCGCCTGTTACCGCCGAAAGCTGTTTAATTTCATCCAGGGCATCAAGGTTATTATCGACAAAGTTTTTTACTCCGATAGTTGCCGCATAAAACGCCGCACCAAACGCCGCAAATTTCAATGTGGTTTTACTGATATTGATGCCGAGCAATTCGAATTTTTCAATCAGCCCATCAGCACCGTATTTGGTCGCCCAAAGGGCGATCATTTTATCGGCTAAATTACCCGCACTTTCCGCATTGTCGTTTTGTGCTTCAGTGTTTTCTTGAGTGCTTTCTGTGTCGTCTTCGGTGGTTTTTTGCTTTTTCTCGATAGCGTCTTTGAGTTTTACAATAACCTTTTCTACATTCTCCGAGCTCAATCCAAGGGAAACCAAACCTTGTTCAAGCTCTTGTGCATTGGTGGTGAAATCTTCTCCGAACTGAGATAACAACTCGTCGCTTTCAAGGATTTTCTGAACCCATGCGTCAAGCGCTTCATCTTGCGATAAATCCTTAGTTTTCTCCTGCAAATCGTCTAACGACTTAAAAAATTCGGAGAACTCCGGCATTTCCTTTGCTTGCTCAACGGCTTCTTTTGCAACATCTTCAATTGCTTTTGCAAAATCACCTAACTGTTCGGCGGCCCCATTCGCGCCCTGCTCAAGCGTATTAAGCAATTGCTCAAATTGCTGCATAGCTTGGCTGTCAGCGTCGAAGCCGATTTTAATAAGTAGTTCATTGAGTAGCATTGGATTGTTCCATTTGGTTTAGCTCCACAATCACTTCATGAAAAGACAAAAGGTCGGCTAACGAATAGACCGACCTTAATTCATGAAGCGTACAGAAGCGCTTAACAATAGGGGTGAAAATAAACCAATCGACCTGGGAATCAGACTGGCTTACTGTGTTTTCAGATTGAGATTTGGAAGCATAGAACTCAGCAACCCGCCCCCACCGATAAAAAAATCAGCGAATTGATACACCAAACCTTCTTTCAGTACGGGTAATAAATGCCCGCGATGTTGATTGAAGTGCGCATCAAAACGTTCGGATAAGCGGTATTGCTTGCCGTCCTGCTCGCAGGAGGTGTGTTTCAGTACAATATCTTCCAGTGCTTTAATGCTCGGATCGCCCAAATTGGCAATAATCGCTGTCAACATATTAGCGCCGACATTGCCTTTTTCCTTGCCGATATTTGATAAGTCAACGTGTTGCACCAATTTCAGCGCATTTTTTAATGCAGACCATGACGCCGTCGCATTTGCCGGTGTCATGTTATAGGTGATGTCTTCAAGTGTAAATTGTTTGCTTTGTTCCATTATTGAACACCTTTTTCAAGATTCATCGTCATTTTTTCGAACACAATCGTCCATGTGGTTGCATTATGCCCATTACCGCGCACATAAGGCGCAGGCGTAGTGAAATAACCCTTAGTTGCTGTTACCACGTCATCGTTGATTAAGTCGCGGATAGCGAGGGTGATCGGCAAATAGGTTTTGATACTTGTTTTCTGCTGATTAAATAACTTGGATAGATAAGCATTATCTTCAGAGTGCTGTTTAATTTTTAGCGTCAACTTGCCGGACTGATCCGGATTCGCGATAAAAACGCCTGTACCATTTGCGCCGATGACCATCTGCCCCGCGTCAACCTGATTTGTGGCGTTAATAACATCTGCGCCATCTGCCCAGTCGCTAATTTCTCTGCCGTCTAATAACACGACAACTTGTTTTGGATCGAAAACTGCCATAGTTTTTCCTTATTAAAAAAATAAAGCCAGGGCTATTCCTGGCTTTGGGGTTATCGGTTATAGTTCACAATCACATCACTTGAATGGATTGCGCCGGCTAATTTCACCGCAGTTTGAATCGGCGTTGCGCGACGTGCTTCACGGTCGCTGTCAGAAAGCGTATCCATTGGTGCCGCCCAGACATAGAAGCCTTTTTCAAGATAATCACCAGTGGTTAAATTACCGAAACTATCGCCAGTCCATTGCCCTGGTGCGAATGCGCCGTTGTTGATGCCTTCAAGACAAACCTTTTCAACCGCCGCAATTAAAATCGCCTGCCCCTTATCGGTTAATGGGATTTTAGTCGGTGATTTGTAAAGGCGGGCGAACACTTCTTTTTGCACCGCGTCAACAAACCAATCTAAGATCACGATTTCATCAGCAAATTTACCACCGATAACCGTACCTTCAGCAATCATCGCCACATCATCAAAATAGGTGTAAACGTTGATTCCAAGACGCTTAGCTTTAGCAAATTCCGTTGCGGTGATTTCGTCCGCCGTGATGGTCGGTTGCTGCTTGAATTTGAGCGTCAGGGTTGAATTGTTTGCGGCAAAGTTGGTTGATAACAAACGGGCTAAGGCGGAAGAAGCCGGGTACATGTCGTTTTTATCAAACATCGCCAAGGTATGATCTAAGCCGGCATCGTACAATTTCTTGTAAATGTTATCGGCAGACCACTCAATTTGTTCAGCTCGAATCACATTAGCGCCGAATAGTTTCGTGTTTGCTTGGGCGTATTTCGCCGCCGCTTCCACTTCACTATCGGTTAATTGTGCCGCCGCAGTGAAACCGTACCAGGTGTTATTTACTTCAGCCACATTAAACAACGCTTCGCCCAAGGTTTCTTTTTTCAGAGAAACGGAGTTTTTACCGACTTTACGGCTTGCTTGTCCATTTTCCAGCTTAAGCAATGCGCCGATATATTCGCCGTCTCCACCTTCATCAATGGCGTAATGAATTTCGGTTGTTTTATCTTCGCCGGCTACATTTGCGCTTACAATAAAGCGATTGCCGGTTTCGTCATAAGAAATCGACACGGCAACAGAAAGTGCGGTCAATTTTTCCTGAATTTTTGTGGCCACTGCATTAAAATCAGCAAGGCGTGCAAAAGACAACCCATCAACCTTTTTCACTTCGCCGCCGATAGTCAGCGAGAAACGACCATTAGCAACGGATTTAAAACGATCCAAATCGTCTGATAATGTCGCACCGCTCAAAGTGTTTTTTGTTGCATCGATGGTTGATGCCGCTTTTTGCCAACGCGCGATGATTAATTGTTTCGCCCGCGGACTTTGTGCAAAGAACGGTTGCGCCGCTTTTGCTGTTTCTGAATTGGTGCCGAATAACTGTTCGACATCACGTTGATTTTCGACATACACATAACGCGTTTTTTCGTCGGCGAATGCCTGCCCCGCTTCCGGCGTAAACAACGCGACAATGCCGAATGATTTTCGTGCAGCAGATTTCGGCACAGTGTTTAACTGCACGTTGACAATCTGCGAAATAGATAATGCCATAAGGCTATTCTCCTATTTGTTGAGTTAAATGATTTGTTCGTTGCTCTACGCGCTTAATCGGATCAAGCGGCGTATCGACGATATGATGATGACTAAACACCGCGTCAAACTGCCCGCGCTCTTCATAATCGGCGCCGATGGTTGCCGTGAGGTTGCGCACATCGGAGAAGCTCACAATGCCGACATTCATTGTTTTTAAGGCTTGCAGTATCACGGAACTTTGCAAGATAGCTTTCATCTTGTAACACTGCGCCATGGCATTTGTGCCGAAGCAGGAAAAACTTACCGTGCTTTGCATTGACATAGTGATCCGCTCCCGCTTGCCGTCAAAGTCACGTCTTGCGATACCCGTTTCACTGCTCATCAGTACATCTACGGTAATAAATGCACTTAACGGATTTTCAGGCAACCACCCGCCAATCACTACGCCGTCAGGTAACTGTAAAGCCTGTTGAATCAACTTTCGCAGTCTGACTATGTCTAATCCCGATATTGTTGTAGTATCCATAATCTCCCCAGTTTGCTGCGGTTTTGATTTTGTAGGTTTGACCCCGATAGTCCACCAGATCACCAATATTAAGCGGCTGTTGTGTGTAAACCTTAATAGACGGCAAATAGCGCTCACCTTCAGGCAACAACATCACATCATTAGGTGAAGTCGGAATCACAATTGCGGTGATTTGTTGCGTTTCATACCTCACATCAAAGCCACTTGCAGAATGCGATCCCGATTGCTTTTGAACAGTGATTTGCTGACGAAATCGGCTATTTAAAAAGCGCCCCGATTGATTAATTAAGCTCATTTGACGATACCTTTTACTGCTTGACGCATTTTCCCGGTGTCGATTAAAGGCTTGCTGGATTTTTTGCGTCTAATTGTTGATTTCGCGTTTGCTACCCATTCACCCTTGACGATATTCATCTGCACATCACCTTGCGCCATAACAGCTAATCGCTCATAGATTTGCGCAGCAGGTACACCCTGATCGAACCATTGGATAAAAAGTGCGGTATATTTTCCCTGATTTTCCTCAAGCGTCTGGCGCAGGAAAGGGCGGGAAGGAATATGTTCGTTACCGAACTCCAACACCGCCGCCAAGGAAGCGAGATTAAAGTTTTTACTCCCTTTTACCTTCTCATCAAACTCTGCGGGGAACCCCACATAAACCGCCTTTTCTTTTAGCGACTTCATCTGCTCAATCAGTTGTTTCGCCGCGCTGAAATTAGCCGTTACAGTTACCGCCATTTAAGCCACCATAACCCCTACACCAATCAATCTACGCAAGCGCAAATACTCTTGCCCATACGCCGTAAGCTGATAAAAATCATCAGAGCCGTTAGCAGAAATCGGCGCCGCATAACTAACCGATAATTCGCCCGCACTTTCGCTTGCGAGATTACGGCTTGCGGCACCTCCGCTAATTTCTGCGTCCGCACTAAGTTTGAGCAAATGCGCGGTTAATGCCATTACACCGCGATCGTACAATTTACCCCACCGAACTTTGCTTACTTCCGCCTGTGCGTCAGAAAGAAAAAGACCGATACGTTTTGCATCGGTCTTTCCAAATTCAGGATAGCGTAATAAAAAATCTTCGGTTAATGGCATAACTCACCCCTTAGTAGTCCACATAAAGCGCTGAATCAGGCTCCATGAATGTTACGCCACCAAATGCCATACGCAAACCAGATTCAAAGGCTAATAAGCCCTTAGGTTGTGCGTCTAACACAGTAGGCGACATCGGCACGTCAAAGATAACGTGTTCTTTGCTGTTCACGTAAACCATGGCACGAGTTTTCCCGTCTGTCACGCGAGTACCATAATTGGATGGTAGCGCTTTAATCGCAACTTCACGACCGGCCGCCGCAGAAAGATGTTTAGTTAAAAACTCTAACGCGGTAGTGTCGGTGTTTGCGCGTTGCACTAATGCCAAGTGAGCTAAATCAAGGCTATCAATGGCGAAAGTGTTCGGAGCTTCAATGCGTTTGGTTTTCTCCATGCCTTTAAGGAAAATTTCTTTGAAGAAAGCCACGGCTTTATCAAAGTCCATTGCCTGAACTTTGGTGTTTTGTGCAGCACCTTTGATCGCATACACTTCTACAGACTTGTTGTTCAACAAACCGGTTAAACGGGAATCTTTGGCATGGCCCAAGAACGCGACTTTTTGCAAAGTTTGTTGCGCGTTTTTGTTTAACGCCATGATTTTCGCGGTGTTCAGCGCCAAGCCCAATAATTGACCTTGCTCAAGCTCCGGTTTAGTCCATGTTACGGATTTCGCCCACGGCACAATGTAAGAGCGGGTAGGCGTGAAACCAACTTCCACCTGATCAAGCGTGCTTGTGCCGACGGTAATTAAACCATCATCAAGAGAACCGTGTTCATCGGCGCCATAATGCAGTTTTTCGGTAATGCCTACCGCAGTTTGCTGATCCACATAAACAAATTGCGGGAAGACGATTTCAGGATATTTTGTTTCTGCAATATCCTTACTTACGGCGGTTAAGCCATTTTGTACATAAGCCAATAATGACATTCATCACTCCTTAAAGTTTGGTAATTAACGCTAATTGACCTTTAACATCAATCACGTTGTAATCAGTGGCGATCGCGTTGGTTGCGTCCGCTTTGCCTTGGATTGTGCCGGATTTTTTGTTGCTGTTTGTTACCGCGATAGCAAAAACTTTATCGCCACGAGCAACGGTTTCACCTTCTGCCACAATCACCCAAATAGCGTCGGCAGGGGCAATGTGCATGACATCGACCAGCTCACCTTCCGCCCATTCGTCTTTGATTCGGCTTGCCAAAACCACACCGGCGATCACGTCAGTTTTTGCCGCTAAGGCTTTTACACCACCGGCAGCATTTAACGCGACGAATAAACCCGCTTTTAATGCGCCACCAGAAACCATCTCGGCACTTGTTTTTGCACTGGCAAGGTTGCCCTTACCTAATTCACCCGCACGAGCAGGCGCTTGTTCATAAGCGTAACTCATTTAGTCACTCTCCTTAACTGTTGTAAGTTTTATTGAAGTCAATCGTTGGTGCGGCTTTATTTGGCGTAGCGTCACCAAGCAAAATACTACCAAGTGACTTGCGTTCATCAGCCAATTTCGCCACAACCGCTTTTGCAGTTTGATATGCACCGGAAATCTCTGCATCAGATAACTTAGCGGCTTCGTCTTTCGTGAAAATACCTTGAGCTACTACCGCACTTTCTTGAATTTCACGAACGGTTGCGTTATCGGCGAACTTCACATCTTTGAAAACGGTTTGAGCGTCGGCTAATACGGCGGCTTTTTTTGCGTCCGCTTCTTGCTTCGCCTGCGCGTCTTTCAACTGTTGAATCTCAGCGTCTTTTGCCGCTAATTTTTTTTCGTATTCTTCTTTGTTCACGTCGTCTTCCTTTTCTTTTTTCGGGTCGGATTCGTCTTTTTTAGGTTCAGTAGGCTTTTTCTCCCCTTCCGGTTTACCTTCGCCTTCTTTGCCCTTTTCTTCGTCATCTTCGATTTGTTTTTTCTGCTCATCCGATAACTTAATACCGAACGCACCTAAAAACGCATCAATGAATTTTGCGGTTTTACCCATAATGGTTTTATCCTCATCGGCAAGTTTTACACTTCCACCGCAGCGACCCTTTGCCACAATCGCTACGTGGTTGCCGATCATCGGCGACATCTCAAAATCTGCATCTTGTACGGTTGACGGCTTAATATCGCAGTCATAACCACAAGACAATTGCTCAACGCCCTGCTCTTGCACGGTTTTAATGGCGTTTTCGTCATAAATCCACGCTTCCGCCGTCAACTCATCGCCGACGCGCTTCACATTGCGTACCACACCAACGGATAGCTGTTTCCAGTTTTTGGCATTTACGCCGTCTTCCGGGTGTCCGATAGTCAGCGTGGCATTTTCAAAGCTCTTAATGGTTTCGTCACCAAACAAAGATTTCTCCGTTCGAGCGACTTTCTTAATGCCTTCTTCTTCCAAACCAAGTTCGGTTGCCAGATAGTCAAACACGCCAACCTTGGAAATGGTTGCCGGCACCACTAAAAAGCCGTCCTTCGTAATCGTGCGCTGCGTTTTTGCTTGTGCTGTTTTATCTGTAAATTTCATTATTTACCCCAATAAAAAACCGCACTTTCCAAAAAGATTGTGCGGTTATAAATTAGCGAATAGATCTAATTGTTTAATTTGTAAAAGCTCGCGTTCAAGGGCCTGCTTTTCCGATTTGCATTGTTGCAATAACTTCCCGCGCTCCCCAGCGCGTTGAGTGTATTCAGTCTTCTTCTGCTGCCATAGTGCCAGTTTATTTTTGACTTCATCACGGCGGGCGACGCCTTCTGTCCAGTAATCCCATAGCGCCAAGAAACATTCTTCTTGGTAGTTTTCCAACCGCCCCTTTAAATCCGACCGCACTTTGTTTGGATTAATGCTAAACAGCCATCCGTTTAATTTTTTAATCGGAATGCAGAGCATTTCACGCCCTTTGCCGTCTAAAGCAACTGTGGTCATATGGTAACAGTTGAATTTATCCCACTGATCTGTAAGTTTTTTATATTGAGGCTTCCAAGCAAGACCTATCCCTTCAACCACTTCACGCATTGCCACATAAGCAACGCCATTGTTATCAACTAAAGTGATTTCTTTACCTAAAAATTCAGCTTTTAACGCTTCCATTTCATTTTCTCCTACTCCACAAAAGGGAACCCGTAAGAAGCGGTGAGTGGAGAAGGAAACACCGCTTGTCGCGTGTACATCGCTATCTTACAGGCAATAAAAAACCCGCCAATTCAAGCGGGTTATAAAATTTCAATAAAAAAGCCGAACTGCATTACTACAATTCGGCTATTGTGGGAAAATTTACTGCATAAATTTTATTGTGTCAATTTTTTAGTTTTCTAAAAATGCCTTTGCTTTAACGTATTTTTCTTGTCTCACTAAATCTTTTTCAGTGACTACCGGCAACCTTGACAGATCCATATTATGGGTTAAGTCAGCGATTTTAACCAGCCTTGCAATTGGATTTGCTTTTACCCTGGATAAATATTTATCGTATGGCTCTTCTTTCACTTTTGTGATAGCAGAAACCGCATCCGATACCGTATCGCCGAAATAACGTGATAGTTCGTTAAGAGTGATTTCAGTATCTTCTACGCTATCATGCAACCATGCTACTGCCATCATTTCATCTGATGGTTCTACGAGGTTATTTACTACAGCTTGTAAATGTTCAACATATGGCCTGCCCGCCTTATCCATCTGATTATGATGGATTGATTTTGCGAACAATTCAGCTCTTGTTGATAAAGTCATTATCAGTTTCTCATAAATCGGATAGCGTCACTTTCGGAAATGACCTTGAAATCACTAAAACCACTTTCAAGCAAGCGTTCAGCCCATGAAATACCTCGTGAGGAATCCCACTCTAATTTTTTTGGCTCAAATACTGAAAAGGATAATAAATCAGAAGGGTTTCCTCTGATAAGTTTCTGTTGATTCTCGCCAACGTTTGCTAAGTAATATTGAAAACTCATTTTTTATCCTCAATAAGCTCAATGCCATCCGGCACTTTAATTTTACTACTTAGCTTACGCATTTCAAGCAATAACTTCTCTTTTTCGTGAAATGGCGTTTTTGGATCTCTAAATTGCTCATAGAGTTTATGCAATAACCCATTTTTTAAGTCAAAACTCTGCTGCGTATGGTATTGCATTTCAAAAATATCACCATCTTCATTTTGGATAAATGTATTAACGCCTTTATATGCACTATCATTTTTCCAAGTGTTTTTGACTATGATGGTTTTATACCCCTTGATTGCCAACAAATACTGCATTGCTTTATAGCGAGTAACAAAGTCCTTTTCTTTGAAAACGGTCGTGTACCGAATAGCATCACGAATTTTATTCAGTGACAGTGACTTAGAAAATCCATCTGCTACTTCCGCTTCAATTTTTCTCTTTATTGAAGATGGACTTTTTAGACGATTTTCTAATCCGACAAGTTTACCACCTGCTTTTATGGCAATATTGTTAATATCTGCCGTAATTGTAGGTTCTATCTTCTGTGATTTTTCAACAATCCTATCAACCGAAAGCGATAAATTCTCTTTGACTGGCTCCGATAGTATCTCTTGCGCTTTAGTTTTCTCCTGCACCTCGTCGAACACCGGAATAGCCACGCACCGGCAGTTAAAATCATGCCCCGGATTGCCAACCGCAGGCGGTTTGTCATAACTAAAAATCTGACCGTCCAACTCTGCGTGACTATCCCGCACACGCTCATCACCAGCCGTACTCCACATATATTTTTTAACGCCTAAATCTTCATGGCGCGCCCGTGTCAATGCGGCGTTAAGCTTTGAAGATTGGTCACGGGCGATAAATGCAGCGCGCTTTTCGGTTGTTTGCCCAAGCGCTTTAATTTGCGCGGTTAAATCCTTGTTCAGGGAGCCGCTAACCAAGGCTTGAGTAACAGCACTCTGAACTTTATCTAAATACTGTGACCGGATAGATTTAATCAACTGCACATTTGCCGTTGTCATCGCATTGACTTTCTCGGCAATGTTCGGGCTATTGCGCAAATACCCAGCTAAATCCACACCTGTTTGATTTTTTAGGTTCGTTGACACTTCCGCCTGGTTTTGTGCGTCGCCACGAATAACAAAACCCTGCGCAATATTTTCAACCTGTGAAGTGCGGTCGGTTTTTTCGTACTTTTCCAAATATGCTAACAAGGCTTTCGCACTAATCGCCTTAAATCCCTCGGCGGCGTCCATAAAAAAAGAGCCTTGCGGTTGTTGCAATGCCCTTTCTACGTCGCTTGTCATCGTTTTTACAAGCTGCTTTAGCTGTTGTTTATACCAAAGCTCCGCCCGCTTGCTGACCTTCACCGGTCTGAACTTGCGCGCCCTCCATGTTTTCTGGCTCTTCAAAATTTCCGGCAAATTCATCAGCATTTTTCATTTCCTCAATGTCTTCGGCGGAGATATTTGCAAACAAGCCGCTTTCGCGCAGTTCGTTAGCAATCTGATATTCGTTTAATACACCGTTTTGAATCAACGTATTCGCGGCGGTGGCGAACGTGTTCAGCATATTGATTTGCTGTTCCTGTTTCACCGTAGTTAATGGTACGAACTCAAACCACCAATCGGCAGGAACACCACCAAATAACTCATTGCAAATCATCGGATCGATGACTTCAAAGATTGGGCGAAGTCGCGCTTCTTGCAAGCGATGAATGGATTCATGATAGTTTTGAATGTCTTCGTCGCCGCTCGCCAATCCAGAAACAGACTGCCCGAATAAGATTGTCACCGGCATATCCGCCGCACCCGCTACCGCATTGCGAAATTCGGTAAGCAGGTCTTTTAACCCTGAAAATGTCAGTTCTTTTCGGTCATACTCGTTTTCGGCATCAAGTAAAAGACTGTTTGTTGCCGACTTGATAGACTGCACCGCAGAAATGACACTTGCGACTTCGTTTTCCATACCAGCGGCAATTTTGTCCGACAGCCCCGCAATTTTGAATATGTCAATTTTGCTTTCAAAAATCAGATCGCCCACGTTCACTGAAGCACTATCAAACCGCTTCAGTACATCGATGATTTTTTCCAGATCGGAAACGCCCCAAATATCGTTATCAGATAATGGCGCGTCATTGGCATTTAGAATAATTAATCGGGAGTAATGAGCGGTAATTGATTGGGAACCCCCAAGAATTGAATATTCACTATATCGTCCGAAATTAGGCGAAAGCACATCATCATCTTTAGTGCCGGTCGGGCTGATTTTCCACTTTGGCAAAATAATCAAACGTTTTAGACGTTCAGTTGGATTCAATGGCGCGCTAATGTTCGGAGAATTAGTTACAACCAACAAACCAACGGAGCCATAAAGGCTTGACCATTGGAGGGCTTTAGTAAGTGTTTCGCGCAATTTGAGTGAACGCTCAAATTTTGTGAATGAATCTAACTGTTTTGAATTTAAGTCGTTTGAATAAATCTCGCGCCAGTTACGCACCATGTCTTCCGGGCGCTTAATGCAAACTTTATTAGCAATCCAGTTATCGCGCCAAAGGGCTTCTAATTGCACCAGATCGTCAGTTAAACTCAAGCCACGCGAATAATACGTCTGCTCTTGCTTACTTCCGAGTTTCAGCGCAAGTGATTTAATGCCGTCAAAAAATTTCATGTTATAAATCCAGTAGTGATTTTGGTTTTGTTGGCGCGTAGCACATCACCAAGGCATCCGCCATATTTGGCGAAGGTATGCCGCGCTTTTTCATATCTTTTTTGCTTTCGACTTTCACCCGTCCGTTATTGTCATAATCAACACGCGGACGCGATAATTCCGCTTTTAGATATTCAAGCTCTTTAATTTCGCCAGACAAGCTAATTAATTCATCTTCAGGGTAAACATCACCATGTTTTACAGCTCGATAAGTTTTGTAGAAACGATCTCTTAATGCCCACCAAGCTTGCGCCTTGATGTTTGCGAACATATCTTGGTTTTTCTTACCTTTGATATATTCGCGCTCCGGATAAGCAACCGAACCGCCGGCGTTAAACCCTTCGACTTTTAGCGATTTTGGTAAACGCTTGAAGTGCGCTTTCACACCGGCACCGACACCGATACTGTCAAAAATAATTAAATCTGCACCAAATTTGACCGCACTTTGATTCGTGCGATTAGCAGAATCAATCACATCACCGTTTTTCCAAACATCAATATCAACAACAATCGAGCCATGAACAAACGCATTTGCGTTACTATCCACGCCCTCATCTGCAACGTCGAATCCAACCTTTTTCATGCCTTTAGCTGTAAAGCCTAGTTTGCGGTGAGAGTCCACAGCAGATTCAACCCATAACGGCTTAATAATCGCCTGATCCGAATCGGCAATCGGCTGACCTTCATAAACGTGCAAATAAAGCTCATAATCACGTTCTTTCATTTGCGCCATATCTTCCATTAATTCTTTCGGAAAATATGGATTGTCTTGCCAGTTAACCAGTACAGAGCAACAACGTTCAGGCTGATTGATGACAAATCGCTGATAAGTGTCATCAAGAATATTTTTAGGGTTAAAGCTCACAATAATCTGCGAACCATCTTCCCGAATTGTGGGGATAAGAACATCCCAACTGTCTTTTGAGACATTTTCCCCTTCCTCCACCCAAACAATATCAATCCCTGTCATTGACTTAATAGATGTGATGTTTGTTCTTAGCCCGGCGAAAGTAAACCGTGAACCGTTACGCCCAACAATCTGTGTTTTTTGCACCTCAAAGAATGATTGAAGCCCCAACAATTCAATCTGATCAGCTAACATCTGAATAACAGAATCAGAAATAGATTTTTGAATCTCACGACAGCACAAAACGCGAATCGGCTTAGTGTAAGATCTAAGGACTAATGCCCTTGCGATATTAAAACTCTTCCCGGAACCACGACCGCCGTAGAAAATAATAAACCGCCAAATCTCTTGAAATAGCGGTTTAAACTTAGGCGGGAACTTAATATCAAGCGTCGCCATCTCCAAAACTCACATTGATTGTTGTCGGTAAAGGCTTCCCGCCTGTTGTAATGTCTATGCCATCCTTAAACATCCCCAAATGCTTACCAAGCAATTCCAAAGATCTGTTCACGCTAGATGATTCATAAACGAATTGCGCTATATCGTCGCCCACAAGCTCACCGTCTTCCGATTTTCTTATTTCGGTCTTGATCACGGCTTTTTTACCGGAAGCAATTTCTATGTTTTCAAGCAACATTCGAATAACATCATCTTGCTTAATTTGCGCACGCTCTGACCGTTTGCTTTGAGCTTCTGCAATAGCCTCCTGAATATGAGGTTTGGTGAGGTTCTCATAACCTATCTCTTTAGCAGTATCTTTGCTATACCCTGCTCTAATCGCTGCTTGGGTTGCGTTTAAGTCAATGAGGTATTCCTCAATGAATCGCTTTTGCTTGTTAGTTAATTTAGATTCACCACGCCGAGACGTGGATTTAACCTCGTCTTTTCTGCTCATGGTTAATCCTTTTTGGTTGATTTGTTATATATACATTACATAGTTTAAATATAATCCCGAGATTTTTGATACTCGCGGCGGAATTAGATTTAAAATATGTAGCATATAGATTACAAAAAGCGGTTGTTTTAACCGCCTTTTATTATTGTTTTTAATGTTGAACACTCTCAACTTGCCATTCACGGATCTTATCCAAGCGACTTAAACAAACATCACGCTCACGCTTAAGTATTACAGAGTATTGCGTAATATCACCATAAGTGTTGCCACTAAATCCCGTCTTGTCTAGATGGGCTATATAAGCGGGTGGTAGTGTTGGGCAAATGCTTGGGGGAGTCTTATTTGCGCAAGAACTCAATAACGCCGCGAGGGCCAACGCTATTGTAAGGATTGCTTTTTTTGACATCTTGCGGGATTGATTTGATAACATCATCTGCTTCGCTCCTTGCTTCTGCTTCACGTTGTGATAGCTCTAACAAGATTCGTTGATTATCCAGAGCTTCTTTTTTCAGCGCTGTAATATCTGATTCTTGTTGCTCAATAGTTTGGGCCTGCGCCTGATTCTCGGCTTTTAAGTCAACAATATTACTGTGCTGGTACCGTGACCATACACCCAAGCCCAAAACTACCGCGGCTAAAGCGCCAATCAAGTAAGTTTTTATTGTTTCGATAGGTCGGTTAAACATAGCGTTTTTTCCTTTTCCCTACGGGTTACTAAGCCAGGCAGTTTGGTTTTACCGGCATACACCCATTTTGGATATTCGTTACAAGCTCCGGCATAGTCCCCTGCATTGAGCTTCTTAAATAATGTTGACCGTTGAATGCGCCCACACCCAACATTGAATGTGATGGATACGACGGAATCAAAAACTGATTGCGGCAATTGTTCACCTTTGGCGAATCTGTTCACACATGATTCAGCAATCTTAATGTCGTTTTTCCAACGTTCGGCAATTTCGAAATCGGTGTATCGACGTTTCGGATCGATTTCTTCTCCACCTGCTTCTGTTGAACCAATACCAACGGTTAACACATCTGCCGGGCATTTATACGGGTCACGGCGACAACCTTCTGCGTTACCGATGATTTCTGCACCTTTCGGACTTAACCGAATTTCAGTGCCGAATTGTGCATACATGATGCCAATAATTCCTAGCACGGAACACACGCCTAATGCCCCTCTAGTCTTCGATAACATCATCCCTTAACCCCCTTTTTAATCGATCTACTTTGAGCTTGTGAATTTCTTCTGCTCGGCGCTCTTCATTCTGCCGCACTTTCCCTTCTTGGCATTTAGCGTACATGTTGACAAGTCCGCTAATTAATCCGATTAACAGACCGAATATTGCTAACCATTCTTGAAGCGAATACATAGCCCAGAAAGCCCCAAACCCAGACCAAAAAACACTCTGATTTCCTGCGTCTTTAAACATTTTCATACTCCACCTCGCTTTTTGCGGGGCAACAAAAAAGCCCGCGCTGTAAACGTGAGCTTTGCAGCAGATTCCGCTGTTCATGGAATCTATAAAATTGGTAATAAAAAACCCCAACTGTTTCCAGTCAGGGTTACGATAGAATTCATTTCTGCGCTAATTACTTGCTAATATCGCAAGATATACTTAACTATATACTTTCACTTGCAAGTAATCAAGTGTTTTTTGATAAATTTATTTTACCTGTGTTACATGGCAAATATGCCCGTCGCAGTCTTGGTGTAAATTTAATGCGAATGCCGCCCACAACAACGCCACCGCCAATACAATCTTGAACATAATGTGTCCTTTTCGTGGATTTTGGGTGTGAAAATCCGCCGCACGATTTTCTCAAGGTAAAAGTGCGGTCGGATTTTGTGTTGTTTTATAGGATGTCTAGCTGAAAGCCCGTTGCTTTAGGGTCATAGGCTCTAAGATATTTTAAGACTCGCCAGTTATTGCCTTGCTTACATTCAAATTGATCCGTAATGCGACTTAACACATTATGCGCTTGACGGATAGTGCTGCGATATTCATAAGCAATGTCATGAACGGGCGCAGCATAATGTGAGCCTATTTGTTTTAATGCAGGGAGAAGATTTTGGCAAAGTTCGGTGCCACGCAATAAAGCAAACCATGCCCACACAAGCTGTTGTAATTCATGCTCTGTAAATTCACGGGTGAAAAGTTCATCTTTTTTCGGTTCAGTGATAAGCTCACCTTCAAGCACAATTCTATGCACATATTCAACCGCACTTTGTAATTTATCTGCCGGAATATCTTCTATGCGCTCTACGTTCATGTATTGGTGAACAAGATTATAAGCATCGGAATAAATCAAGCCTTTCTTGCTCACTAACATATTTACGGCATTACGTAAGCCTGTGCGATCGTCTGCGGTGGTTTTGGCTTCGTACTTCCCTGTTTTACGGATTGCCGGTAAAACTTCCGCTGTAACCCATTTTCTGAAACGGTGCGGAACAGATCCTTTTTTAACGGCATCACGGCAACGTAAGATTAAAGTGTACATTCCGCTTTCGCTGACAATGTTCATTTCTTGCTGTCCGCCAAGGGTGTAACTTAAAGTTACACCCTTTTCATCTTCATCTAATGCTAAGAGTGCCTTGCGGTTGTTATCAATGCCGATTGCATCGCAAACGTCCTTAGCAATAAACCAAGGTTCGTTATTGATAGCTAAAGTGCGGATAGATTTTGATTCAAAATTGAATGTGGAAAGTTGGGTTTGATTAGACATAAGTCTCTCCTTGAATTTTACGAAGTTTAGATTGACCCAATTAAGGGTGCCAAGAGGTTCGTAAACCGCAAGAAGTCGGCCGGGATTATTCCCCTTTCGGGTGTTGTATTCTCCGCCCTCTCGGCATAGATAGAATTTGATGTATGCGTATTAAGTCTTAATGGCAATAAAACTAAACGAGATCACAAATTTTACGCATAAAAAAACCGCTATGCTGTCGGGTGCGGATTTCCGCTTCTTGTTAAGGTTACGAGCCTTGGAGCACAATATAAAACAAAAACCCCGTCTTGTAAACGGGGTTTTGGGTTTTATGAAGATTTCTTTCTAAAGTTTTCATCATTTATGCAATATTCAAAACAATCTCGAATAATGCCACTTAATCTCAAGATATTTTCAGGACAATCTATAATAATTTGACTGCCTGAAATTTCCAATCCCGCTCTAGAAATCTCTTTTTGGTTTTCTGGTGTCAGTTCAATAGGAATAGTAATTGAAGGGCGTTGTTTGTTATCAAAATAGCGCAATATCCATCTGTTAGATTTTCCCTGATATAAAATACTAAAATAACTTTCAGTGTCTTTAGCGATTAAATCAGACTCTTCACCAAGAATCATTGACACATATTCTAAAACCTGTCTCTCAGTATATGTGGTAACTATTTTGCTGTTTTCAGGATCTATAATCGGCGCAGTCTCATCAATGATTTCAGATTCGGGCTCATTAACAGATTCGGTATCAACAGCCTTTTTCGATAATCCTGAAACTACCATGTCGCTTACCGCTTTTTCTACAGCTTGCTTGACTATTGGCGTGATAGATTCAATAAAGCGTTGATTTAGCTGTCTTCCAATATTAGCGCGCCCTGCCACATAGCGAACAAATTCACTATCCACTTCTTTTAATGAAGATGAAATGGTTTTAGTAAAGGCTGATAAATAAATACTTTCTTCCGCTAATGTCCGCAATGCTTCCGGCTGAAACTTATCATGACAAAATTGAGATAATTGGGGAATCTTTGATTCGTCTAATGCTTCAAAGTTAACGCGTAAAAATGGCGCATTATCCATAATATTTTTATCTTTTAAATCGGTAAAAAACCTCCATTCACGCCCGTTTGTAATTGCGGCTACAGCAACTTCAGGTGTTGCATTAAAATATCTTGCAAGCTGGGGAGAATGATTAGTTAAATCCTCATTATAAGATTTGGCTTCAATAAACATCACCGGCACGTTATGGCAGAATAAAGCATAATCAACTCGTTCGCCATTTTTCGCACCAGTAAAATCAGCGGCATATTCTGCCTTCACTTTAGTTGGGTCATACGCTGAAAATCCCAAAATATCAAGAAAAGGAAGAATCAAAGCCTGCTTCGTTGTTTCTTCGGTTGTACAATGTTGCCCAACTCTCATAATATGTTGAGAATGCGCTAATATTTTTTCTTTGAAAATTTGATCGCTCATTTTTGGATTCCTCTTGGTTTAATAGAAACGCCCATTCTACAAAACCCAAGACATTTCCGTAAGTTTTCCCTCGAATTTATTTCAATTTTGCGATGTGGATCGCAGATTCCATTATTAAAATTCGACCGCACTTTCTTTCGTAGTTATTCTCACCGCGCATTTTACAAACGCAGGAGAACAACAATGAAAGAACAATTCAAACAATGGCTAATCAGTCTTAATTCACCGTTTATTGATGCGTTAGGCGTTGATTCCATCGCGTCCAGGGTAAGCGATACCCTAGAACCCATTCACTGCAACAACGGTGAAATGGAGGTTTTGGAGCGGTTATTGTGTGATTTTTTTGACACGTTAAGCTGTCATGAGTTATCGGAGATTTGCTAAGTAAAAGCCCGCGTGTATTGCGGGCTTGTATCAGTTTATCCAATATAGTGATATTTGATTTTTAGCATAGAAAAGGCACCTTGCAGAAATGCTATACCGCGATTGCGCATGCGGTACATTTTTGATGGGGAGATATTTAGCGCAGTGGTAATGTCTTTTTCGCTTAAGTCTTGTATATACATTGCCATAGTGACCTGGTACGCCAATAGATCCACTCCATGCAATGCCATTATGGCACCTTCAATTTTTAAGCATTCTTCATCACTCAAATGCTTTAACCATGCTTTACGTGGCTCTGATGGCAAAACAGGAATGCTTGGTGTAACACTTGGATATTCCGTTCCGATTCTATCGCGCCCCCAGCAATTTCCCCAACGAACTAAAATTTTCTCTACGCTATACTGCATTTACTCAATACCTCTAATTTTAATGATTGACTTGCCTTTACTCACTACGCCTTTTTCCTCAATTGAATACTTGCGTATGATTTTTCTGTTGTCGTCCTTGATTAAACCCGCGCCGACCAAACTATCAAAAATTCCTTTAGGCAGATTATCAAGGTCGCGTGGGCGATTATCCGGGAAGTAAATTTCTATCTTGATTTCGACCGCACTTTCAAACGGATCGAATTGTCGGCAAACTTCTGTCGCAACGTGTTTAAATTCACGCCCCGCCTTTGAAATGTAGTGTTTACCCTGTCTTGTATGCTTCCAGTAATGATTCACGCTCGGCGGGTACGGTAAACAGATTTCTAACCAGTCGCTCATAGCTTACCCTCGCTGATTAAAATCGCCTGTGTGCGGGCCATACCCTCAAAATGAGCTAGTAGCAGTTCGTCCTTGGAGTAACCGGTCTTTGTTCGCAAGTCAATCGCATCGTGGCAGCAACTACACGCCCACGCCCCTAATTGGTCGGGCGCTTTTTGCCCTGCTCCAGTAATGCCGGCGGCGCGTATGTGTGCTAATACGGTTGTTTCCGGGTTATAATTACAAACCCCAATTAACCGCACTTGGCAATCACGCCCCTTTGCTTCTTTGCGATAATCTATTTTTCCCATATTTACACCTCTAAAAATGACCGCACTTTTAACTGTCAACTAATAATTGACGGTTAAGCGGCGAATCCAATTAGTTGATTTATTTTGTTATCAAGCTCCGCTTCGTCTTCGTAGATATTACAAAGCGTTTCGTTCCAAATGACGCCGTACACTGTTTTATACACATCGTTAAATCGTTCTTGACTCATATTCGCGAATGAGATTGACCAACGCTCTTTAACGGTTCCGCCGTCTTGTGCTGGCTTGATGTCGTAAAATCCCGCTTTTTTCATCACATGATCGAGATACGCTTCAAGGGTTTTCATGCCCTCATAATCTAATTTTGATTCGCGATTCGACCGCACTTTTGCCAGCACGCTATCTGCTATCGGTTTAGTTACATTCTGATACAGATTTTCATCGTTTGCCGCTACCGCGATTTCTTTTGCAACCGCCTGCGCTATCCATTCTTCCGCTTGGGTAAGTACGCTAAATTCAGGCTGCCAGTATTCAAAACCTGCATCGAGTAGCGCAAAAAACTTCTTGTGATGTTGATAGTTTCGATTGTTGCCGATAGGTGTAATTTTTACCGCACTTCCTATCGGTAGCCCTTTTAGTAAATTGCGGTCATAGTCTGTTTCCGCTACCACCGCACCGTTCGCATATTTAACTGCGTGAATTACTGTTTTCTTCTGCTTTTGGCTCGCCATTCGAAATTCCCAAGGTCGTCAATGTGAACATGACGGATAACCTGCCCCATATTGCGGTGACGTGGGTCAAATATCGCTAAATGATTACCACGGCAAACATCAGTCCATAAACCAGTCTGAGGACTTAAAAACTTAATACGGCCACCAACAATAAAACGGATTTCTGTTGCTTTTTGAGTGATTAACGAAAACCATTCCGTGCTAATGTCAACCGGCAACAACATCACCACTAAGCAGTTGTGATTTTCAAACAGTTCGACGGAACGTTTGATAAAACTTAACGGATCACTAAATGGCGGGTTGATGAAAATGCGCTCGTTTTGTAGTGGATAAGTTAAATAATCCATCTCAGGCGTTACATATCGCTCAAGTTTTGCGTTGTGGGGCAGTGCGGCACCATCAATCGTGAAGCCAAATTCAGCATGAATCGGGTTAAATAGTGAAAATGATGTTGGATAGGTATCTTTGTCAAAGTCTGTCATTTTCTATAACTCTCCCAATCAAATGCAATAATTGCCCCTTGACCTTCCATCATGCGATCTAATACTCGTTCACCGATATAAGTACCCAACTCCTGTTCAGATAAATTGCTGATTAAGATCGTGGGTTTCATTTGCTCATAACGAGTATTGATAATTTCAAATAAAATGATTTTTTCCGCTTCTGAGCCGAACTGAATACCAATTTCGTCAATAATCAGCAAATCTTTGTCTGTGTAGGTTTTAATTGCCCGTTCTTCGCTAATTTGGCTATCTCTGCTCCAAGAGTTTTTGATATCACGAGCAATACGCAATGCGGTTGAGATTAATACTTTAGCTTGATGATTTTCGATAATGCTATTGGCAATCGCACAAGCTAAATGATTTTTGCCTGTCCCTGGTTTACCGCAAAATACTAAACCACCACCTTTTGCCAAACGGTCAAGCCATTTATCCGCATAGCGTGTCGCATAAGCTAAGGCTTTTTTAGCACCATCATTCACAGGTTCATAATTGCTCAAGCTGCAATGGGCAAAACGCATTGGGATATTTGATAATGTTTTCAAACTCAAAATTTCGCTTTGATTTTCTGCTTGAATCTCTTTTTTCAACGTCGCAATTTTCTCTGCGGTACAATGTGGGCAAGCCGTCTTAAACGTATATGTTCGATTCATTAACTGGTTCGTGCTTTCGTGATAAGCGTATTCACCATGGTTAGAATTTGCCTCACAAATACTACGCTTAGCCGTTGGCTCTTGCTGAATTCTCTCAACACTCAACAACGTCTGTTCCAATTTTGCTAACTCAGCTTGTAATTCGGTTAATTTAGCCATTTTGTTGCTCCATCGCCTCTACCGCATCGGCATAAAAATCAGGGATTGTTTCAGTGTATTTGCGCTCTTGAAATCCTGTGTGGGCATTGGGTTTATTGGGATTTACTAGCGAATAATTTTTAATTTCAAATAACCCAGTCCAAGTATTACCAATCGAACGTTCCAGTACCGCAATCGCTTTTTGCGGATCACCGCCACTGAATTTTTCTAAATCACTCAAACACTTCTCAAGCGTTTCTTCGGTTTTAATCTCAGCACGTTTCGCTTTTCGCATTCGGCAATAAGCAATCCAAGTTTTACGATCAACATACTCAGGCAAATCTACCGTTTCGGGATTAAGCGCAGATACTTTTTTCGGCTTTTTCGCACCGTCCGTATTATTGATAGGTTCATTAATAGGATCATTGATAGTATCTTGATAGGATCGATGGACAATTTGACTACCCTGACTGGACATTTTGACTACCCTAGGTGGACAATTTGACTTGTCTGGGTGGACAATTTGACTACCCGACAAATTGTCAGGGGCTACATTTTGACTAGATCCTAAAGAGAAAATGAGTTGGTATAGAGATGATTTATTTCCTGTACCTTTTCTCAGTGTTTTTACAAAACCAAGTTCTTCTAATTTCTCAATTACACGTTGAATAGTTTTTATTGATACTCCTGCCTGTCTTGCCAAAGTTGGCTGACTTGGATAACAGCAATCTTTTTCATCGGCATAGTTAGCCATTAAAATAAATACAAGCTTGAGATTACCTGATAACGGAATTTCAACTGCTTTAGCTACTGCATTAAAACTCATAACCCCACCGCCTTCTCTTGTATAAATTTGCCGTTCCACGTTGCTTTCATCGGCAACAACCCTTTTGCGTACCACTCATAGAGTTTCGCTGCGCCTTTTTTAAGTAACGTTGGCTTGTACTTGATAATCGGATCCGCTCCGTGAGGCACAACCTCGTTAGTTTCTTCGGTCATATACCGATCGCGACCATAAGACGTTACGCGCCATTCGCCGCGTTGGTCTTTATAAAGCCAATTCTTTTGCTGTAAAAACGTGTTGATTTGCGTTGAATTTACGCCGTTTAAGCCTTTTACAAACTGCGGTGCGGTCATGCCTTGGCGGAAATAGCTATTCATCGCTTCGATATGGTCGGCTTGCTGTTTATTTTCCAGTTTTAAGGTTTCTTCGCGCTCTACTGATTCCGCCAACTCACGCAATGCAGCGGCGTAATTTTGTGGTAAAAGTGCGGTCGAATTTTGACGACTTACCAAGTTGTCAAATGTGCGAATAACGTATAAGTGGAATTTCGGACTGATCCACATTGCGTAAGCGTAAACAAGCTCCTTACTTACAAATGTTCCAAGTCCTTGTTTTGTAAGGATAGACGGAATTCCGTCTTTTGAAATTTCGCCGATTAACTCCTGCGTTTGCTGATTTGATAACCAATAAGCCGGACGATGACGACTTTCACCGCCGCTGGCTTGATGTAAATCATTTAAGCAAAAACGCCCTTGTTCATCTTGGCGAATTTGTGTATCATATAACTGTATTTTTATTTCCATAAAAATTCCTTTGAGTAAAACCACAGTTGGCGCTGTGGTTTTTTATTGCCGTTTGTTTAGCGAAATAACACATTCAACAGAATGCTGTGTTGCCGCTAAATGTTTGCTTAATAATTTGCGGATTACATCTTCTTCATCGGTAGTGATTTCGCCATCGGCTAACGCGCTCTCCAATGCTTCAAATAGCAATCCACGCGCTGATAACTCATGCAGTTGTAGTGTTGAGATTTCCACTGCATCTAATTCGCTTGCTGTTGCGTCAGGTACAAAACGTCCACCGGCACTACGGCAAAGTTCATCGATAAAATCAGTGCAACCATACTCAACCTGCAATGCGATCAGCTCCTCATTTTTGAAGCGTTGCCCTTTGGTCTGGTAAAGACGGTTGTTAAGCTCCGCTTCCGAAAATCCAAGAAAACCCGCTACCGCACTTTTGCCACCAGGTATTTTCTCTATCATTTCGATGATGACTTTCTTCATTGCCATAATTTTTGCCTTGTTTTTATGGTTTTCTTTTTCTGTTGGGTTGATAAATTACGCTCTAAGGTGTTTTGGTAATCCATCATCTGGGTTTGGATATAAGTGCGGACTTAATTCATGCGGAGTAACTAAATAATCAGTTACTGCAGACCAAGCTAATGTCGTCTTCGCGCTTAATTCACAACGTCCCGTCAGATAATGGCTAACAAATCCTTGGGTTTTTTGTACAAGCCGAGCAAACTGTTCTTGAGTGAGTTTTTTCTCGGCTAAATAATCGGTTAGTTTCATATAGCCTCCTGAATAGTTAAATATTAGCAAAACTATTTACCTTGTTCAATAGTTTTAATATTTTCACTGTTCTTGATCTTATTAGCGGGGCTAATATAATTCCGGCAAAAGATACGAGAGGGATACAATGAGCGAAGTGGAACAAAGACTTTTTGAGATTAAAACTCGCCTAAAAAGTATTTATGAAACAAAGAAAAAAGATTTTGGATTAACTCAAGCTAAAATCGCTAATCTGTTGGATATTAAGACACAGGGCGGTGTAAGTCACTATATGAACCCAAATAGTAAGCAGCCTATAAGCAAAGAAACAATCATTAAATTTGCTTCGATTCTTGATGTTGAACCATCTGATATAGATCCTGATATTTCCGAGGACTTCACTACTCTTGTAGCAAAAGCAAAAGAGTTTTCGGAACCGACAGCCACCGATTCAATCAAGCTCACACTACTTGATAACCATCTTGCCGCCGGTGATGGCGTCATCAACCTTGATTACCCGGACACAATCCGCTCTATTGAATTTTCGCGCGACAAGTTCATGGAGATTTTCCAACGCAGAACGGCTCATAATCTCTCGATTGCGATTATCGACGGAAACAGCATGTACAATCCGACTAATGCTGAAATGAGCCTAAAACACGGCGATATAGTAGCAATTGATCAGACAATTAATGAATTCAAAGATGATGGCATTTACGCATTCGTATATGAGGGCAAAGCAAGGATTAAACGCTTGCAGTATCTAAGCGGCTACAGACTAAAAGTAATTTCGGACAATCCAAGCTACGATCCTGAAATTTTAGAAAAAGACCAGGTAGAACAGATTCATTTTGTTGGAAAACTGATCAAAAAGCTAACACTGGATATTGTTGATCTATAACTGCTAACCTAAGGAAATGATTATGAGCAAACAAGTGAAGCTTAGAGCATTTGAGATTTCAAATAATGCCGTGACAAAATCGCTTAAAGTCGCAGATCTATTAAAGCAAAAGTTAGACAATTCTAAGTCTAGTAACGAACGTAGAATGTTGCTAAATAAAGACGATCCAAAGAAAGAAGAAGATTTAATTTCTCACTTCGATACAAGCAAAAACGACATCGTCTTTGCAACAATGTTGCGTATTGCTCCTGGAGATAATGTTCAGCATATTGATGAAAAGCTATTTGAGAAAGCAAATTTCTCAATTGGAGATTTACTTAACGCTAAACTTAGCACAAGTGCCATATACAGAGATCATTATTATTTTTTACTTTCCAATCATTTCGTTGTAACTAATTTATCAGGCAGAACAACCATCATGCGTTTACAAACCTATATAAATTGGCTATTAAACGAACTTATTGAGATTAATCCGGTAATAGAACTTAAAGAAGAATATGATTTAAGCAATGTGAGATCTTTCGTTATTCAAGATCCAAGTAATGATAACAAAACAAATATTGAAGCAAGTGCCAGAGATAATGCGGGCAACTCAGTTGTATCCAGATACAAAGACATTACTAACCTTGCCGTTCAGCATGTTAAAGAATTATTTGCTGATGCAGAGGACTTGGAAGATATTGATTTTAGTCAGCTTGTGTCAGCCAAGTTATTAATCCAAATTAAAAAGCCAACTAAAAACTCACCTGAAGAGGTCAAAAAAGTATTTTCAGCAATGTTGAAACCGGTCTCTGATTTAGATAATATTTCGTTTAAGACCCGCGGTGGGAAGTCTGTTACAGGAAGCGAACTTGAAAAGACTAAGCAGGTTGAAGTGGATACTACTGACGCGGGTAAACTTAATGAACAGACCCTTTTCCAACAAATGGAAATTTTTATAAAAGAACTTGAAAATGCAGATAAAAAATAAATGGACAATAGTTAGCTTAATGACATCTTTATCGTCATTCGTGTTATCTTATATCTTTAATCAAGAAGATAACATGAATCAAGCTATAGTGCCTACCATTTATACCTTATCCGGCATTATGTTTTCCATTGGAATGGGAATTGTGTGTACATTTAATCCAAGTCCGATTAAAAACAAACAAATCTTTCAACGTATAAAAGTCAACATTGCCAATGTGAGAAATTCTTTTATGGTATATTTCTCACTATCTACAGTAACATTCTTGGTCAGCCAAATGTTTAACCGCAACTGCATTTCTGTTGCTGATTTTACAATCATATTTGATCCCAAAATATTTGCTTTATCATTTTCTTTGGTAGGCATTATTTACTTTATTATTAATTTTCTTACTATTCAGAACTTAATCTTTGATATAGCCGAAAGAACAATAGAAGAAAACAAATAATCAACAAACCGCCCTCGTGGCGGTTTTCTTTTGCCCGAAATTCCTACCGCACTTTTTAAAATCCCCACTCCCCTACTCTCTTTTTTTGTGATCTAGGTCACAAATTCAGCAAATATTTCAACTTTTTCAAAAAAATAATATTAGTAAAATCACGCATTTAATAGTTTAAATAGTAAATACATTAAAAAATATTAGTTCTGCTATTTACTAATAATATTAGTTTTAGTATTATACGCCACATCAAAGCAAACCACTTTGAGTTGCTCTTTAAAAATTGTGATGAAAAAAAAGCCCCTTTCGGAGCTTTATAGTTAAGTGAGGATTTCAACCTGAGTTGATTGATTTGTAGATTTAACCAAATCGATAGCATGTAAGCAATCAGTGTAGTTTTTATAGCCTTCCCCGCTATCTGCAATGATTTTACCGTTATCTGCTTTTAGACGCCATCGCCATTCAATGCGAGAGTCCACATAAGTTTCAAATTTCATAAGGGGTTCCTCAATGAAAAAGTATTTATTCCATTATTACTTCCAAGGCGCCAAATGGGCATGTGATGTTTACGCAAATAACCCAGAAGAAGCCAAAGAAAAAATAAAGGCAATGTCCCAAGCAATCTATGACGGCGAATTAAAATGTGAAATACGCATCCCAGAAAATCCGCTTTCAAGGGTGGCAAGGTTAATTGCAAGAATAACTAAAAATATTCGTTAAGTAAGTGACTATCATCACAATTTTAGACAATTAGGTTAAAAACACATTGATCGCCTGATGGTGAGTAGTTAGTGAAAGTGCGGAAGGCAGATAGACCCGCCACTACAACAAGACGGAATAAAGCCCGAATCGGTTAATGTGTTTAGCTTAAATATGCCTCCGGCAGTGAATCGGGAATATTGAGCGAGCAAACGCGGCTTAGGCGTGACATACCGGAGAGACGGTAAACTATGCCGGGGTTGCTAATAGAGGTCGAGGAGCGGGGCTTATAACTCTGTAAAGCAAACACCAGATAAGTGTTGTAATGTGGGTTCGAATCCCACCCCCGGTACCACTTCAAAGCGCATTCGGCAGAGAGTGAATCTAGGCATGCGGAAACACGAATGCAAGACAGAGTGCGCTTTGAAATGGCAATAAAACAATGGCTCTTGTTCGCCCCTCCATGTGAGAGGCTTTTTTACCGACGGGACGCGCAACCAAAGGAGCAAAAAATGATTCTGTTAGAAAAAATGCGGGCAAAACTCCAACGGCTGGAGAGTGAGCTTGATGCATTATTTGCGAGCAACCCTCGCAACGGCCACGGCGGGACGCCGGACATTACGGATAACGCAAAAGGCCGGCAAATGATGAGAGCGTCCGAAAAACTGGACGAAAGAATACGCGCTAAATTTGCTCAAATTGACGAGCAAAAGGCAAAAATCGAAAAAATGGAAGCTCGCTTGGCGCGGAATAATGCGCAGACAAAGAAAAGCCAGAAGTTTTTAGACAAAAACCCGATTCACGCAGGATTATTTAAGCTTGAGGAGATGGGTTTAGTTAAGCAATGGGCGAAAAACCCGCAGTATTTTTTTATTGTCGGTCTGGACAGGGTCGCACTTGCAACGTTTAACGGCGAGATTCATCGTTGCAAAAGATTTCCGTCCAAGACGACGGAAGAGACAAACAGAGCTGAAGAGCTTATCTCTTTAGCAAATAATACCGGCCGCGCATAAAGTGCGGTCATTTTTTTTGAGGAAGCCAAAATGAAAATCAGCGAATTAATCACAACCGCACTTTGTGCAATCATCGGCGGCATCATGATGTTATACGCCGTCGCATTAATCGCTCTACCCGCTCACGCGAACAACTCAACAGATTATTACGATAACGACGTGAGCGAGCAAATATCAAAAGAATGGCAACGTCAAGCGAGCCTTGAGTTCGGCGATATTCCACGCGAGCTGACAGCAGAAGAGCTCCGATACATGGAAGCCTATACAGCGCAAAAACAGAAAGAGTTAGATGAGGTGAAAAATGGTAAATAACGAAAACAAAACCCATTACATCCTAGAAATTCTTGCTAACGACTACGGATTTCGAGGTTTGGTCATTAACGCCAAGACAAAACTCGTTGAGCGACGAACGGCAGTTCATAAAACGAGAAATGACGCGTTTAATGCGCTAACTGAATTAGTGGAAGCGTTTTTAACGTCTTATCCTGAAGCGGATATTTTAGGTGTGTCGATGATTAATAAAGAAGCTGTTGTTAATGCAAACATGGTGCGCGGATTGTTTGAGGATTAAATATGAATGGGTTACAGACAGCATGGGAAAATCGGCGGGAAGCAGAATATCACGCACAGATTGAAGCAGGCGAACGTTACGAAGCCGAACTTGAAGCTGAAAAAGCACGAATCGACGAACAAGCCTGTAACGGTGATGAAGTACTGATTGACGCAATCAATAACGCAATCGCATTAAGCGACGATGATTTAAACTTCCAATGGTTAGCTATCGGCGCCGGCGCGTGGGATAAGTTAGAAACCTTACGCAATAACGCGATTGAGTTTGTGGCAAGAAAACAGTTAGAAAATAAAGTTTATTAGGAGAAGTCAATATGGCACTGAAAATTATTTCATCAGCACAACCGATCGAGGTTAAAAATATTATTGTTTGTTTATACGCTCCTCCGGGTGCGGGCAAAACCTCAACCGCATTTACAGCTTCAAGACCATTACTACTCGACTTTGATCACGGATCTTATCGCTCACAATTCCGCAAAGATACCGTGCAGGTTGATAGTTGGTCTGATGTAACAAGCATTACCGAAGACGACTTAGCAACTTACGACACAATTATTGTTGATACCGTGGGGCGCGCGCTGGATATTTTAACGGCGGATATTGTTCGGCGTAATGTTAAAGGCACAACACGCGGCGGTGGTGAGTTAACGCAACAAGGTTACGGCGCACTAAAACACGCATTCAGTTCATGGCTAACACAATTGCGCAGTTTTGGTAAAGATGTTGTTCTATTGTCCCACATGACAGAACAACAGCAAAAAGATGAATTCGTAGAACGTTTAGATATACAAGGCAGCTCAAAAACGGAAATTTACAAAGTAGCGGATTTGATGGGGCGATTGCGCTTTGATGATACAAACAAAAGAGTTTTGGATTTTAACCCAAGCTCTACCGGGTTCGGTAAAAATCCGGTGCAATTTGACGCAATTCCGGTACCAAATTTCAAAGCCGCCCCCAAATTCCTCGATGACGTCATTAATAGGGTAAAAGACGGATTAAACAAACAATCCGCCGAAGCTGTACAGGCGCAAAAAGAATTAGATGATATTCACGCAAAATTTAGCGAGCTGATGACAATCGAACAGTTTAATTCTGCAATCGATCCAAATATGTCGAACCTTCACAAAAAACTGCTATTGGACTATGCGCGGAAAAGTGGATTTAAATTTAACGCCGAAACAAAAGAATTTGAGGAAGTTGAATCATGATCCGGATTTCTGCCACACAACTTGAAGTCTATCGGCGGTGGCTTGAAAACGAGGAAGCGACTATTGAAGAAATGGTTGCTTATCTAGAAAAGAAAGTGATACCAAATGAAGCTATGCTTGCCGGTTCCGCCTTTCATAAGGTCTTGGAAGATTATGAAAATATGACACTAGCTTTTGTTGAGAAAGATGGGTTTAAGTTCGACTTTAGCGAAATTGATACCGAAATTCACATTCCGCGAATAAAAGAATTCAAATTTGAAATCGCTAAACGCATAAATGATGAGCCGGTTACATTCGTTGGCGTAGTTGATGCAATGGAAAGCGACTGTATTTTTGATCACAAGCTCACTGCATATATTGACGCGGAAAATTACACCGGCTCAATGCAGTGGCGGTGTTACTTATCTTGGCTGGATATGAGTAAGTTTACTTATAACTTATTCCAAAAATACGTCCCGGCAGCGGAACCGGATAAGTACGTCATTAAGAGCGTTACACAAATTTCATTTTACCGCTATCCGGAGATGGAAAACGACGTGCTGCTATTAGCGACGCAGTTAGTCGATTTCATCAAGGTAAATGCTCCACATTTAATAACAAATTGAGGTTTAAAATGGCTAGAAAAATCATACAAATTTGCGAATCCGCAATGTGCGGCGAATCGTTCGGCGATTTGTGGAATCTGTCCGCGCTATGTGACGACGGAAGCGTTTGGATAATTGGCGGATTGCGTGACTTTAATGGCAACCCGTGTAAGTGGGTGCGGATGCCGGACATTCCGCAAGACGACAACACCGAAGCCGCTGAATAAGCGGCTTTTTTATTAACCGAACAAAGGCAAAAAAAATGACAGAAAAAACTACAGAAACCCTTGCTTATAAAGGTTTTAACAAAGATTGGACATGCCGCGATTATCAGTACAAAGTCGGAGAAACATACGAACATAAAGGCAAGGTTAAAGCGTGCGGAAGTGGATTCCACGCGTGCGAATATCCGCTTGATGTATTTAATTATTACCCGCCATCCGATAGTAAATTTGCGATTGTGCAAATGAGCGGCGAAATCTCAAAAGATGACGATAGTGATGACACTAAGATTGCATCCGCCAAAATCACCATTGAAACAGAAATCAAACTGCCGGAAATGGTTAATAGGGCGGTTGAGTGGATAAAAAGCAAGGTTGATTGGGGTAATTCCGCCGCGACAAATACGGGTGATTACTCCGCCGCGACAAATACGGGTTATCAATCCGCCGCGACAAATACGGGTGATTACTCCGCCGCGACAAATACGGGTACTCGCTCCGCCGCGACAAATACGGGTGATTACTCCGCCGCGACAAATACGGGTACTCGCTCCGCCGCGACAAATACGGGTTATCAATCCGCCGCCGAAGTATCAGGTAAAAATTCCGTTGCGGTTTCGCTCGGACGTAATTCCAAAGCAAAGGCGGGGAAAAGCGGCGCTATTGTTTGCGTTTATCGCAACGACGCCGGCGATCTGCTACACATCCGCGCGTCGATTGTCGGCGAAAATGGGATTAAGCCCGATACGTGGTACACGCTAGGCGTGGGCGGTGAGTTTTTAGAGCTGCCCGACGACTAACAAAAATTTCAATCAACAGCCCTCCATTGTGAGGGTTTTTTATTATCCAAAAAAAGGTAAAAAAACATGAAAAAAACAATCATTGCAGCGGTTATCGCTACTCTCGCAAGTGCGGCTCACGCAAACGTAAATCTGGACACCGGTGCAACGGCGACGGGTGAACAAGCTATCGCTATTGGCACTTATGCTGACGCATTCGGCAATCAATCAACGGCAATCGGCGCATACACGGCGGCCGAAGGTTATCGCAACGTGGCACTGGGCGACCATACAACCGCCAAGGGTGAAACGTCCGTTGCTATCACTGGCACGGTTAACGGTAACGCGTCAGTATCGGTACTTGGTACGGTCGTCGGCGACTTATCTACAGCAATCGGCAATACGGCTACAGTAACAGCTAACTACGGTACAGCAATCGGCGTGCAATCCCGCGTAACAGCAAATACCGGTACGGCAGTCGGTGACGGCGCACGGGTGAGCGGTTTTAGCGGCACGGCGTTAGGTACGGTTGCTAACGCTTCCGGCGTGCGCAGTGTTGCAATCGGCCGCAGTGCGACAGCAAGTGACGCTTACTCCGTGGCCATCGGTAATAATGCCACCACCAGCGCGGCCGTCGGGACGGATTCCGCCACCATCGGCGGCGTGACTTACGGTGACTTTGCGGGTACTACTCCGGTTGCGACTGTATCAATCGGCAACGACAGCGAGCAACGCACGATTACTAACATTGCTGCGGGACGTATCACCGCAGGCAGCACTGATGCAATCAATGGTAGTCAGTTATACGCCGTAGCGGGGCAGGTATCCACCAACACGGCGGAAATCACCGCGCTTAACGGACAGGTGCAACAAAACACCGCCGACATTACCGCAAATCAGGCTTTGATTGCGACTAACGCACAAGCAATCAACGACAACGCCGACAAAATCGCAAGCAACACTCAAGCGATTGCGCAAAACAAAGCGGACATTGTCAAAGCCAAAACGACGGTTTCCGGCGGCTCAAATATCAGCGTTACTAAGTCAACCAACGCCGACGGCAGCGATAATTATCAAGTGAGCGCCGAAGGCTTGGCAACGACTGATGACGTCGCTCAAGTGCGCACCGCTACAGCGCAAAACGCCGCGCGAATCAATACCAACGCCGCAGCAATCAACACCAACCGCGCCGATATTAATCGATTAAGTGCGGGCTTGGCTGATACAAGCAAGCGCATTGACAAGCTAAGCGACGACGTGCACAAAAACCGCAAACGCGCTTCAGCCGGAACTGCCGCAGCAATGGCCGTTGCTAACATCCCGCAAGTCACTCACGGCGGAAAATCCGCCCTTGGCGTTGGGGTTGGTGGTCATGCCGGACAACAGGCAATCGTAGCACGCTACTCAAAAATGAGCGACAGTACAAAATGGATCGGCAGCGTATCCGTGGCGGTTAATACTCAAAATGAGGTGAGCTACGGCGCCGGCGTAACTTACCAGTGGTAAGTTCAACGCGACCGCACCGTAAAAAGTGCGGCCAATTTTTAAGGTGAATTATGAACAAGATTGATATAAGTATCAGCTACTCGCACTTTAAAGACATATTTACGACGTTTTTTTATGCGCGGATTAATAGCGGGATTTCCTCCGGCGCGTTATCCGCAATCAAGGCGGCAAAAGAATATTGGGTATTGTTTGACAGTGAGTTGCGCAGCGATATTACGCGGATCGCAATGTCGGCACATCACCCAAAAGAAGCAATGGAAGCTGCAAATGAGTTTGTTAAATGGACAAACCGCAATCAACAAGCAACACGCAGCTATAAACAACCAATCCCACTAACGGTGTTGCCGGTGGTGGATTTAAAACCGCATAACGGAGGCAAAAATGACAACCGAAAATAACGGATGGATAGACCTCGCAGAATATCTACCGCCGCTTGATACAACAATCCTGCTTTGTTGCGTCACTAAAGATGGAGAGCGCTACATTACAACGGGATTGGCGTACCGCGATGATTACGGCTGTGTGATTTATTCAGACAGACGCGTTAATCTGTCAGCGACACACTGGATGCCGCTCCCACAGCTTCCATAGATAAAAACGGAGGGAAAATGTTAAACGAAAAAGAAAAACAAGCGATTTTAAACGGGGCATGGGGCGTTTCCCGCGACGGGGGCAAATGCAAACTTGTTTTTAGATCCGACAGGGATATAAATAAATACTGCAATCTCTTTGTCTATATAAATGACCGGAGTGATGGCTATCAAATCATATCGCATGATTGGCTTGATGATGATTTTAAAAAATCCAGAGACAGTGTAAGTAATGTAGTTGGCTTGTGGCAAGACAAGCCCGAACCGTTTGATTTGGATAGGGCGCTGGCTGGCGAGCCGGTGGTATTGCAAGATAATACAAAAGCCTTTGTAGTCAAAAAATTAAACAGTAAAGATAACCTATGCTTAATGGGTTATTACATAAATTGCGACGACACCGAGGAATGCATCCTATGGGGTATTGACGGGCGGTCGGAACATACACAAATTGACGACGCAAATATCGTCGGCATGTGGCGCGAGCCGGAACCAGTTCTGGAGCCTAAACGTGAACTGCCGAAGCCGCTAACTAAAGCGACTTACGACGGAGATAGCGAGGTGTGGTATTTAGCCATTCCGCCAGAAACTGGAGGGTATGGTGTGGGTCACACAATGCCGAGTGGGATAGAGCTTGATGAGGGCGTGTATTACAAGTCAAGAGACGACGTAATCCAAGTCATTGAGATGCTAACAGGCAAGCCGTATCAAGAGTAACAACAGACCGCCAAGTGCGGTCTTTTTTTGTTAGGTTTTATGAGCTTTCCGTGTGTTCCGGTCATGCGATGGATCGGCAAAAGGATTAATGATTATTTGGAGATGGCATGAGTTATAAACCAATTTTAGATGCGTGCTGCGGTAGTCGGATGTTTTATTTTGACAAGCAAAATCCGCATGTTTTATTTGCGGATAACCGCACGTTTGAGAGTACGCTATGCGATGGGCGGCTATTAAAAATAGAGCCAGATGTAATCCATGATTTTACAGATATGCCGCACCCCGATAAATCATTTAAGTGCGTTATTTTTGACCCGCTGCACTTAGTTAAAGGCGGTTTTGATGAGTGCATGCGGGTGCTTGATGACAGCGGCTCACTTATTTTTAAGTGGGCCGAAACGCAAATCACGGCAAAAGAGATTTTATCCGCAATTGGAGTAACACCGATTATTGGACATAAATCCGGCAGGCTAAATAATACGCATTGGTTGTTGTTTATTAATGGTGTTAGTTGATTAAGACCGCACTTTTTACAGTGAGGTTTTTTATTGGAGTAAATATGAGTGTTGAATGGTTAATAATTGAAGCCTTAGCTTTAATCTGGCTATCAGCAGCTTTTGAAAAATGGCATCGTCAGAAACTCACAGAAGATGAAATGGCTTTTCGTCTTAAAATTTGGCTTATAGAAAGAGGTTGCAATGTTCTTTAGACAAGAATTACAGGTTATAGATGGCAAACGCTATATTGTGCTTGAATGCCAATTTCGACGAGAATGGAATGTGGTTATGGAGACGCGTGGAACCGTAACTCAAGGAGAAGCGTTAGAAATAGTTCAGTATTGGATCAAATATAAAGATGTAAAACCGGAACAGTTAAAAGTCGTTGAAGTGCCGGATATCTTAAAGAAATAAAGATGGAGAAGAATAATAATGGAACAACAACCAACACTGCTAAGTAAAGCTAAGGTGATTGAAGTCACCAGCTTGAGCGACACAACAATTTGGCGTATGATGAAACAAGGTAAATTCCCCAAAAGTGTTAAAGCGTCCATGGGGCGTGTAGCGTGGAGAAAATCTGATATTGATACTTGGCTTGCTGAACGTTCTTGA